ACAACTTTGCAACCATCACTATTTTCTTTTAATGATCCAACACCACGAGAAGAAACTCCTAATGTTACACCTTCTGCAATAAGAGATTTTGCAATCTTACCCATTGGTGTTTCTAGGAGTTGTGCCTTACCTACAAAATTATTTCCCTCTTGTCTAAGAGAAGTAATTTTATGTGATACACGATCAAGGTTTACGGTTGGACCATCGGGATGTCCCAACTCACCAACTGCACGTCCTTTCTTCACAAAAGACTCATTGTATCTACCAACTTCCTTTGCAAGAGTTGATACTGGATACATTCTTCCATTACGATTTTTTATTTCACCTTGAAGGAAAACACCTTCAATATACATTTTCTTTTTAGCACCTTTTCCTTCAGTGATAAATTTTACACTTGAAATTTCTTCCGTAATGAGTTTCATTATGCGTCTCCTGAAATTTGTACTTGTTGAACATATAAACCTGAAGCAGTTCCTTTTGCTGCTACCTGGAAAACATCTCTCAGTTCACCTTCACCATCAGTGATTGGTCCCACACTGGTAGTATTATGAGCAAGAGTAAGTCTCGTACCAAAATATCCAGGATCTCCATTAGAATTACTACTGAAGGAACCATCAAGAACTGAAACAACTGTAAGTCCTATTCCTGAAGTTCCACCATTAGCATCAGTAGGAACAATTCCAGTTAATTGAACTTTATCTCCGACTTCAAATGGACTTCCACTTCCTCCAGGGAAATCAATTGTAGTGGTTGCTCCTGTTGTAACACCAACAACTTTCTGTGATTTTGGTCTACCAATACTTAGTGTTGCGGTTCCACCAGATGGAACATAATAGTCAGAATTTAGAGCAGTAGGATCAAGTCCAACTACTACATGTGCATCTCCACCAAGTGCATGTACTCTAACAGTATCGGTGAAATGAGTTATGATGCCAGATGTGGCTGATGCCGTAGCAACAGCAAAAGATACTCCACTTCCTACTGGTTTATGTGCCATTATTCTTGATCCTCGGATGGTTGTTGTTCTGTATCAGCAAACATAGAAGATGCTACAGTAGGTTTATGATTATCAACCCTTTGAGCAGCTTTAGTATATAATACGTCTTTAATTTTATCACTGATATCAGATGCTGCTTCATCAGCAGCAATCAAATTGACGATTTCTTCCATGAAAATTTAATATAATCCTATTCTTTATTTATATCTCTGCCTTCTTAGTGTCTTTTCCTAACTGTGCATTCGTAATTCCACCATCAATTTCTGGATCCATAGGAAGTTCTCCCATGGTATCCATTTCACCTTCTTGTGGTAATGGTTCTCCAGTTATTGGATCAATTGCATTAGGATCTGGAATAGTACCATCAGCAATTTCTTTTTCTATTTGTTCATCTTGCTCAATAATTTCACCATCAGTTTGACGAAGAACATTTTTACGAACCCATTCTTGTGAATAGAATCTTCCGATATATGGTTCGATAGTAGCAAGAGTTCCTAGTCTCTCATTCATCATTTCAGTTTCTTTGAGTTCAGCAAACTGATTATCATATAAGAAATCATATTGTATATGCTCACTAATTACTTCCCAGTCTTCTGGTGTAACAATATTTTTAAGAATCAATTGAGTCTTAAGCATATCTGTGAACATATGTGCAAAACGTTTTCTTAAACGTCCTACAAATTTAGAGAACTTAAGTTCATCTCTCAATATCTCTGATGAACGACCTAAATTGAATCCACCATCTGCAGCGATTCTAGATTCAGGAACACCAAGTGCTCTGTAAAGTTTCTTCTGAAAGTATTCTATATCAGCAAGTTCACCAAGGTTTTGTCCACCTGGAAGTGTTGTGATTTCAGTTCCTCTACCACCTTCTCTTCTAGGCAACCAGAAATCTTCCATCATAGACATGAACTTTCTGTCATCTCTAACTTCACCAGTGTTAGCATCATATACTAACTTATTTCTATAGCGAGACATTACCTCTTTAAGGTATTGTTCTGCCTTTACCTTTGGAAGATTACCAACATCAATATAGAATATTCTTCTTTCTGGTGCTCTTGATAATCTGTAGATAACAAGACTATCCTCAATCATTCTAAGTTGATTAAGTGCCTTAATTGCTTTATGAAGATATGAAAGAACAGTTCCTTTGTTTCTATCTACAAGACCTGAAGTAACATATGTAATAGAATCTTTTGCAATCTTTATACCCTTAGATCCTCCACCACCAACATTAGCTGCAGGATAAGTTGCTTTGGGTGTATAAAGATAATATTCTTCTATTTCAGGTGATAAAGTCTTAGAAGAATCAGTCTCATTATTCATTTTTACATTCATATAATCATTCTTATTTTTCTTCTTCTCCTGTCTAACAAACTTTATCTTCATAGGATCAATATATCTCAGATCCTGTATTCCATCTTGAGGTTTTTTAATATCAATAACCTTCATATAAAATAATTTTCCATCAACATACCAATTCCTAAGTATTTCGTGGGATTTTTTATCAAAATCCATTATTTCTTTAATATTTTTAAATTCTTCTCTAATTATTTTCTTTAATTTATCACTAGCATTTAAATTAGATAGTTCAATTTCAATAGGAGAATCATATAAATCACTAACGATTGCTTCATTAATGACATCTTCAATAGCACCATCACATTCTGGATGTAATGCCATTTCCCTATATCTTCTTATTAAATCAGATTCTGTTCTATATACACCTTCAATATCTAGATAGGATCCGTAAAAACTACTAGAAATAAAATTATCAACCCCGTCCTCATTATTCTGAGGAACGGGGGATATTACAGAGGGTGATTTCTTTTCTTTGTCTCCAATAGAAAAGCCAAAAAGTCTTGCCATTGTATAATGTTTTTCTACTATTATAGCACTATTTAGCTGATATCTTCACCACCAGCTGAGATAGAAGTTCCTTTGTAAGCTTCCCACCACTGAACTTGTAGTTCTACAGTGAATTCTTCAAGGGTATCAGTTGTTTCATAACTTAGATCTATGGTAGAAATATTAGTTGGAAAAATGTCCCAGAACTTGTAAGATCTGAGTACACTTCCATCACGATCTAGTTGCTTAACAGTAGCATCTTTTTGATATGCTTCTGGATCAACTACACCAGTAGCATCAGACATCTTATTAATAATATTCATCCACTTTTCAAAAGCAGAACGAATAGAGAAGTCTGTATCATTAAGGACTGTAATAGTCCAAGTTTCAAATGTTCTGTCTCCAGCAATCTTTAGAATACGACCTCTGAATGGAACATCAATGGGAGCAATAGTAGATGCTGGTAGTGCAGCTGCCTTAACAAGAAATCTTGATTTCTGTAAGACATCATTATCAATCCCAACTGCATTAGGAAATGCTAATTCTACTTCAAATAGATTCGGTCTAGCACCACCACCAGATAATCTACTTTTAAAATCACTAATTGTCCTTATAGGAGTAGTGTTTTGTTGTTGACGTGTTGCCATAGTTTTTTATACCTCTAGTAGAATTAAACGTTACCAATTACTTCTTCAAAAGCAACACCAGTTCTGGTGGCAACGAAGGTTAAACCGATGAAGTTAATCGACCTTGCTGGTTTGATGAAGATGTCTGCCACAAACTCATTATTATCTATAACAGAAGCAGTGTTATTTGTCTCATCACAGATAACAACATAGTCTGTAATACCTCTCTTTGCTTGGACATCACGTAAGAAAGGTTCAACGATATTTACAAAGTTTGTTCTTGTAATTTCATCGTTAAATTCAAAGAGTTGATCCTTAGCAGCAGAAGAAATTGCATTTTCCAAGTATAGGAATAATCTACGAACGTTAATTCTATCAAATGCTGATGATCTTCCAAGTGCAGTCTTATCACCGAATAGGATAATTCCAGATCCTGGTGAGAAGATAACTGGGTTAATTCTATTAGAATATAGAAGATCCCTTTGAGACTTGGATGGGTTGTAAGTTAGTTTTACTGAATTGAGAATAGCACCTCTTGCAGTTCCTGCTGGAGAGAACCAAGGGAAGTTAGTGATATCAGTTCTAACACACAATCCTGCAATGTCTCCATTTAATGGAACATATCTAAATGCATTATCAAATCTATCAAACATATACTTATATCCACTATCGAATACGGTATATGATGAAGATGTTAATGGTGAATAGAAACTAATAATATTATTTGTTATTGTCTCATCATCATTAACCGTGACAGATCCAACATCAGTATCGGTCAGGAATGCTCCTCTATATGGACTGATGAATGCAAGTGAATCTTTTCTTAGATCAGTAACAGCAATAACTTGTTGTGCTAATGCCTGTGCCTGTGACTTATCATGATTTCCAGATCCCATAAGTAAGAAATCTACAGCATAATTATCAGCATTCTCAAAGAGTTTATAACCAGTAGATAATTTAGCAACTGATGCTGTTAAACCTCCTGTTGTTATAACACCAACTGTACCGTCAGCATTTAAATTTCTCTTGTAATCTTCACCGTTGACAATCTTATAGTTCTTTGAACCAATTCCACCGAAGATAATTCCATCTGCATCTTGATCCCATCCTTGATCTGTTTGCTCAGTGTAACCACTGCTATATCCAGTTGTTGAAAGTCCTGAAGGAGCTCCACCACCAAAGATATAGGATGAATTATTCTTAAGGTATTTTCTCCAGTAAGAAGGAGAACCTGCTGAAAATTCAGCATCTTTTGCTTTAGAAAGTCCTGTATGCTTTTCAAGAATAGTACCAGCATTACCAGTAATACCACCATCACCATCAATTACGACAACATGAAGTTCATCATTTTTACCACCTCTTGATGCAGTATAATCTGTAGTGGTTGGTCTTTCTACAATTGAACTCCAATTAATTGAGGATATTGTAGATGCAACTCCAGGAACTCCTGAAGCAGTATAAAGAAGTTGCTTATCAAAATAGTCATTTGCACTATGTACAGTTGCACCAGTTGCGACAGCAACACCACTATTATTATTAATATAAATTCCAGCAGTAACTTGAGTTGCTCCACTAGAAACTCCAACTTCAGTTGAGAATTTATATATTCCATTAGGTTGATACTCTACTGGTGTTTCTGTTCCACCAACAGAAATATGAGAAAGAACTTTTACTTCTAGTGTACCTTCTACAACAGTAGAAGCAGTTGCTGATCCAGTTGCCTTACCAGCAGTGCTGACTCCAGTAATAATTCCTTTTAAAACTCCACCAGGTTCACTTGTTGTTCCAACTCCAGGTATAATTCCTGTAAATGCCTGAGTAATACCATACCCAACCCAATTGGAAGAAGAAGTAGATAGACCTTGTGTTACTACTGATGGTAAAGTACTGATACCTAAAGATTGATCTGCCTTTCCATCAATAAGTCCTATTCTAATTCCATTAGACCAAGAACCAGGATTTCGTGCTGCAACAGTTACATTAGTAATTGTATTATCATCATAACCAAGTTGTTCATAATGCTCAGTGCTCTTAATTTTTAATTCTGCACTAGTAGTTGAAATGCCTACATTATTAATTGACCCATTAGCCAAATCATCATCATCAGCTCTTACAACTCTTAATGATCCACCATATGCTAGAAATGATGAAGCTACTAACCAAGTTTCGTATTGTTTGTCAATACTGTTTGGTTTTCCAAAGGCACTCAATAAATCACCTTCGCTCGTAACAACTGTTGGCAATTCTACTGGTCCTTTTGTAAAAGGTCCAACCAGTCCACCAATGGTTCCTGATGTTGGATCGACTCTTCCTACAGTTAAGTCTACTTCCTTTACAACAATTCCAGGAGATGCTAGATTTATTGGCATCTTAATTCCCCTCGTAATCCAAATTTATTCTAAAAATATTTATTAAAATGTCTATTTACGTTGGGGAAACAATACATGAACATTACCAATCTGGATAAAATGTATTGCATGATTTTTTATTTTTCCTATTATTAGTAATCCTTTTTATAGTGCATACCTTACATTCATAAGCATATGAAGAAGGCAATGAAAGTCTATTCTTATGTGTTCTATAATAACCATCTATTAAATTTTTCACTTCATTACAAACTCTACATCTTCTTTCTTGTAATAATAAATCTCCTAATTCAAACTGTTGTTCTATATCCATCTATAATACTTGAATCACTCCCACTACATCTGGGATCTCCATCATTAGTTTCTTTTCTATACCTTGCTTCAAAGTCATGGTGCTCATAGCACATGTCTCACATGCACCACCTAATTTTACTTTAACGTATCCTGTTTCATATTCAATTTCATAAAGTTGAAGGTATCCACCATCAGCTTCAATATAGGGAATAAGTTCCTCTAATACTTTGAGTACGTTTTCTTCTGTTAATTCCATTATGATACTTTAACTTTCCATTGAGAATTGGGATCTAGTTTGTCCATATAATTAAACCCACTACCTTCAGGGTAAACATATTGTCCATTTTCATCAAACATACCTGAAGTGTCTGCTATCCTTGACTCCTTTGATGGATACTTTGGATAGGGTCTCAACCCTGCTCTCATCTCATTACCCTTTCTTCTTCTAATCTGATTACCTGTCTCAGGTATATTATCTTTGTCTAACCAAGCAGTGCCTAGCATCTCCTTGATCATTTCTTTAGTATAACCAGACATTATCTATAATCCCACATATAAGAACGATCACCATATTCATCCAAATTCCATCTATCACCATCTTTATCAACAAAACTCTCATCATCAAAACCATCTGAAATAAATCCAAATGGTGCCATATCTTGTTCTATTTGATTTTTCTGTTCTTCATAAATTCTTCTACGAATATCCTGATCAGACATTTCTTTAAAATAATCTTGACAAACTAACCATGCAAATATAACAAGACACATTGCTAAGTCATCATTACATCCTTCTTCTGCTTCAAATGAATTATGTTTCTGAGCAAACGTGGTCAATTCTGCAATAATCTCATAATCACAAGTAAGTAATTTATCATCTTCCATCAAAGTTTTAAGATTAGAGCAACCTAATTTTTTAACTGCTGATGTCATTCTTACACCAAGTTGAGTTTTTTTACCAGAGAATCCTTGACCAACAATCTGCCCATTTCTTCCTCTCATGGATGCCATCAAAACATTTTCATACTCCAAATCATACTGAAGAATACTTGCGACTTGATCTCCTATATCATTAACTTCTATTAATAGATATGCTTGATTGTATCCTTTTGCTACATCCAAAATAATATTTGGGAATAACATTGGTTTAATTTCATTATTCCTATACTTTGCTACTACCTTATAAGGATATTCTGTAGTGTCAAAAACTATAAATGCGGAATAATCATTACCAAGTCCTCTGGCAACATCTACAGTAATTATATAATTATGTTCTAGTTCTGGTTGTTCGTAAATATCAAGACCAGCATTTTTTTTAATAGGTGCTTCATATACTAAATTTCTAAGTTTTGCAGCACTAATAAGAGTATTAACAGAACCTAAGAACTCGCACTCAAACTCAATCTTAAACTGTTGTTCAGATGTATTTGCAATAGTCTGTTCTTTCCATACAGAATCTCTACCAGGAACTTCACTCCAATGAACATCAGTTGGCACATATTCACTCTTACCTTTTTCACTATCGTGCCACATACGATAAAAATGATTCATACCCCGTGGGGTTGAAACTATAATAACTTTAGTGGATTGTCCAGAAGTAATTGTAGGATAAACCGATGCAAAGAAATCATCTGCAATATGATTTGGAATGAATGCAAACTCATCAAGGAATATAACGTTGTAAGAACCACCACGAACAGCAGATGATGAAGTGGAGTTTGCTGATATCTTAGAACCATTCTCCAATTCTAAACTACCTTTATTCCAAGATATGATACCTTGTTGCATCCATCTAGGCAGATTTTCATATGCAAGTTGCAATCTGCCAAGTAAATCTCTAGCAGTGGACGCTTTGTTCGCCAGAACAGCAATGTTGACATTATCATTGAAAACCGCATAATGTAATAAGTATGATATACAAGTTGTAGATTTACCTGTCTGACGAGGCATCTTACAAATATTGAATCTATTCTCGTGGAACCTTCTAATCAATTTCTCTTGGAAATCATACATGTTAAAAGGAACTAGTCCCTCATCAAGAGAAACAATTTTTATATACTTTCTAGTAAAATATATGGGATCATCTTTACACTTCAAAAACTCAAGAATATTATCTTGAGAAAATTCTATAGGAGTATTTGCTTTTTTTAGGTTGGGATTACCTAGATATACTTCATTAGCAGACATAATTTATAGTTTAGTTTTATTATTAATCAATCCTTGTTTTTTTAGAATTTTAGATAAATCTGATGTTGAACCTACAAATAAAGCATTATTGGTAACTTGACTAGGACCCTTTACTTTATCCTCATCAACCTCTTTTACTTTCTTTTGCAACTCCATTAACTTATCAGTGGTGTCAGCAACAGACTTAATAATCTGACCTGCAACTTCATATGCCCTTGGACTTGCACTTTCATTTGCAAGATCCATTATACCATTAAGAGATTCTTGACCCTTTTCAATTAATGAATAAAGATTGGCACGAGTATATTGATAATCTTTATCAACATCATCTGTTACATTTTTAATTTCATCCTTCCTTCTAACACAACCACCTTCAGGTGTATTGCTTACTTCAATAGCACTAGTGGTATTAAGTGCTTCATCGATAGGATCATAACTACTATTCATAATTTAAACATCAATTTGTCGTGTTGGACTATAATCTTTAGCATCACCAAAATCTGTCCATGATTCTGTAAATCCAAAGTCATCTTCTGGTCCAGCAGTAATTGGATCAGGAACTACAGTATATCTTACTTCTCGTTTAGCTGTAGAAGTATCAGTTCCACTATGATGATCAACAGTAACTTTTTTAATAAGTCCATCAGATGTTTGATCAACAGGACCGAATAGATAAGTTTTTGCTGTAAAACTTAAAGTATATATTAATGCTCTTCTTACTTCAAAACTTCCTTCATAATCATCCTGAAATGATATGTTATCTAAAATAACAGGGATATCTCTTTTTTCTCCAATAGCAGATATTAAATCTACAGTCAAAGTAAATGATGGTTGAAAAAATGGCATTATCTGTTCAATAATTTGTAATGCATCATCATTCAATTTACTAAAAATATTTAATTCAAATCCAATATTATAAGGAACAGGCATAAAAATTTTTTTCATTTTATCACCATCAGCTGCCTTAAAAGTCTGAGTAATACCTGTTTTTCTTGAAGGATCATACTGAATAGAATTCATCTCAAATGACATTCTAGGTAAAGTTATGGCAATTGGTTTTGCTAACTGTGATTGCTCTTGTATTTTTGCCAAATACTTCTGTTGTGGTCCATAAGAAAGACCTACTTTAATATCATCAAGAATTGTTCCATCAGCCTTCTTATGTTTAATATTAATATTATTAAACAGAGTACCAAAAGATATAATAGTCTTTCTTATGATTTCGTGATAAAAATATGTTCCTAACATTAATAATCTCCGAATGGATTTGATTCTGTAAAGTCAAGTAAGTTATCTGCTTCTGTTTCTATATCTTCATTAGTTTCCCATGTTTGATCAAAAGCATCTAAATCATGGTTCTTAACAAGATATGTAGCAGTAGATATAGAACCGACGACTATTTCACCGTCATAGAACTTACCTGTATTTAGTGCTACCTGTAATGTAGTTGGTGGATCAACTGCATTCTCATCAGTATCCTTACGGAAGTTTCTAACTTTTGCAGTAATTCCAGAACTCTGACCTGTAACATCTTCATTATAGTAGAATGTACCAACACCAGTTCCTGGAGTACTGAATACAATAGTTGGAACAACAGTATATCCAATACCAGAATTTAATATTCTAATAGTGCTAATTCCTGCACCAGATTCAGTTTCTAATACTGGATGTATTATAGCAGTATTGATTCCAGATGGAGGTCCAGTAACTGTAGATAGTGGTGTAGATGAATAACCAGTGGCACCTGCAGCAACAATAACACTTTGTATACCAAAACTAGTTGATATAGAACAAGTAGCAGCAGCTCCACTACCTCCACCACCACTAATTGTGATTATTGGTGCCTCTGTATATCCAGCACCAGTATTAGTCATTTCAATTCTATAGATTGAAGTAATATTTGATCTAGAAGTAGTGATAGCAACTGCACTAGCAGTAAATCCTCCTGCAGGAGCAGCACCAATTGAAACTATTGGTGTTGATGTATATCCAGAACCATCATTATCTAAGAATATCTCTCGTATACAACCACTTGATATACCAGCAGTTGCAGTAGCAGTTATTCCAAGACCAACCAAATTAACAGTTGTTATATATCCTTCATCCTCTACAGTATTATCAACCTCATCAATACTAGTATCAATAAGTTCATTCTCATATTCAAATAATTCACAACTTAAATCATAAGTATAAAGTTTACCTAATTGATAAAATGGTTTTTCAAATTCTACTCTTTTAATCTCAAATAATCTTTCACCTAGAGGGAAATATATCAAATCTCCTTCTTTTGGTCTACTAACTAAATCACCAAAGTCATATCCAGTAATTCTACCTTCTCTAATTCCAGCTGATATACCTTCCAAAAATGGTGCAATAAAATCTTCAAATCTTTCTCTAGATATTGTGATATTTACTTCATTTTTCAATCTTAATCCAAATTTAGTCATCACATCACTATCAGGAGCATATCCATCATAATTATTTAAATATACTTCTACAAGAAAACTATCATCAAATTTTGATGATTGAATTTCCTTTATAATATTATCTGTCTTAAATATCTTTCTAGGAAGATAATATACTTCAACACCATATATTTGTATTTGCTCATTGATTAAATCTTGAACAAGATTTTGTTCACCAATAGATCCTTGTAAAAAATACGAATTTAATGTCATAATTAACCAATAAAATCATATGGAGGTAACTCATATTCCTGAGTCATTCTCTGTTTAATATCATCAAGTTCTCTTTGGGCATCTTCATATAATTCTCGACCATTAAGTTCTACTCCACCTGGAAGTCTAGTTCCTCTAAATTTAAGTAAATTTTGTCCCCATTGTCTTTTTATAAGTGCAGTCACATATTTTTTAAGGAAACTATCATTATAAACACCCGTAAATGTATTTGGATCTAAAATTCTATAACAATCAATAATTAAATAAGTATCTTTCGTTTCGGAACCCCAATCCATATCAATATATAATCTTCCTTGTCTTTTATTAAATCTTAGTTGTTTATCTGTAGTCAATAGAAAATCAATATCTTCAAGATAAGTTTTTGTCATTGAATACTGCAACAAATTAACAGAATTAAATTGATACAAATCATTCAAGAATAATTGATATTTTATACTAAACATTCCACCTGATATAGTACTACTATCAAATTTAAATATTTTTTCTATACCAATTACTGAATCTGGAACTTGTATAAAATTAGATGTCTCATAAAAACTATTAGTCATATCAGACATACCAGTAACAGTAGTTGAAATACCTGATGTTGTTGTAATCCCTAAAGTATTAGAACTTCCAGTCTCATTTGTTGCCTGTCCTCTATTAATATCATCTTCAGTAAGTTTATATTTTAAATACATTCTTTCCACGCCATCAAAATGACGTTCTTGGAAATATTGTATACCATCATCAATTAGATCCTCTATTTGCTCATCAGCAACATTAATCTCAACTACAGGTTCACCTAATTGTCTTAAACAATAATTAGTTAATTCTTCTCTACTTGCTGGTTTTGCCATCAGAACGATCCTCCATCAATTGCACCTGCTGTAAGCAGTCCAGTAATATTTACATTTGTTGAGAATGTTGCTATTCCAGCAACGACCAATTCATCCAAATCAGTCTGTCCATCAACATCAATACCACCAGT